CAGGATCTCCGCAACAGTTGGCAACGTGAGCAGGTATTCCGAGCGCGTGTGGCGGCTCAAGACTTGGTCGGTCACACTCCCGATTAGGATGCGCATCAAGTCATGGAGGCAATATGCACGCCTACCATTGGTAGGCGGTCTCCTGACCCACGAGCACGAGATATGGCTCGGCACTCGTATACAGGCAGGAGAGCACGATGCTGATCGAGCGATTGCCGACATGGTCAATGCCAACGTCAGACTGGTCTACTCAATCGCTCGTAAGTATGCGGTGCGCGGAAGAGACTACGACGACCTGTGCAGTGAGGGGATGCTTGGTCTACTCAATGCAGCCAAAAGGTACGACCCATCGTGTGGCACCAGATTTACAACATATGCTACGTACTGGGTCACACGGCGCATCAACCGCTCACTGATTGATACGGTAAGCATACGCATACCCCAGGACAAGCATAGCCACATCATGCACATCCTGGACAGTAGGCGAAGGTTTTACCAAGCACGCGGAGTGCTACCGACAGCTGCTGATTTGATTGTCCAGATGCGAGCCGACATCGACCGGTACCCGAAGTCATTGCAGGTACGCGTCGGGCGCATGACGACAGAGATCATCGATGAGTACTTAGCGTGTGCATCGATTGAGCAGATTTCACTGAGTGACTATGTAACAGAGAGCATCACACATGGCGACCTCATAAGTACTGGCGAGGACATCACAGATGGCGCAGACAAGATAGCACTACGCCAGGCACTAGATGATGTGATTGCGTTACTTACGCCACGCGATCAGCTGCTGATGCGTCTGCGTTTCGGATTGGAGGATGATGGTAAGGAACACACACTTGCCGAGATTGCGGAGAGGACCGGCGTCAGCCGGGAGCGCGTGCGACAGATTATCAACGTGTCGCTACAGCGCATCGGGCAGAGTGAGTCAGCGCGGGTACTCCGCGAGACTACAGAGAGGTAACAGTGATGAGTACGATTATCGTTTGGATTATCCTTGGATGGATAATCCTGTTGATGCTACACATATTGCTGGTTCTAGCACTACGAACAAGGCAAATGGAAAAGACGCTTGATGAGATAAAAGACGCGGTTGGCGAAAATGCATATCAGGCGATGTTGAATACTCGAATAAAGAGGTACGAACAATGAACGGAATGCAGGCAATACAGGCGCTCAGAGATGGGCACCGTGTACGGTCAAAGTCGTGGACATGGAAGGCCAAAGGCATATGGCTACATGCACATGACTGTTGGCCTGAAGAAAAGAATACAATTTCATGTCGAGGTGTTGGTGCGCTGACAATCGAAGAAGAAGCATTTGAATTGCTCGATTCATTCGATACACGCGCGACATTCGCAAGCCTTGTCCTGGACTTTGTGTGGCGTGATGATTGGGAGATTGTCGATGAGGTGGAATGAGGCCATCGATTGCATGCGCGCTGGCAAGTGGGTACGCCGTGAGTCGTGGGATACCACATGGATGATTCGCATCGACGAGACCGTCACGGAGCGCGTTAAGTTATTGCTTATGCCAGGCACGCTCGGTGTGCCTGACTATTCTGACAACAAGATTGGCGCGGGTGAGCTTGCACTCGCGCTACTCCTCAATGACACGTTTGCTGATGATTGGGAGGACATGGGATGACATTCGCAGCTATACCGCGACCTAGTAAGGCCGAGATTATTGCGCGCATCAAAGCGGCTGAACAGCGACAGCGCGCGCTCGATGAGCTCGATGGCGCGACATTGGTATCTAAGTGGACTGGTCGATCATTCGACTTTGTGCCCATGGTGAAAAGACCATTTACGTCAAACCTGGCAGATTTCCAGAAGCAGGTTGCCGCGTTGCCAACTTACTCTGACGAAAAGTTGTTTATGACAATCGAAAAAGCACAAGAGATTGTTGACTTTATGCGCGCTCAAGATCCGCCATTGGACCCTAAGTGGTGCGACTATGCGCAAGCGCTCATCGATGCCAAGTTGGCAGAAAAGGACGAGAATCAAAATTGTTTATAGCCATTCAAGATGACCCTACAGGTGGAGTCGTCAAGACCATTGCGCCAACGCTTGGTCGAGAGGCATTTGCATACACGGATGACTACCAGAAATACTTGGACGACTTCAAACGCGTCAAGGATGCACTATTTGAACACTATGCAAAAACCATCAAAGTGCAATCACTTTTTGCTCAGGGTTCATTTACATCATCGTCTTCGCCGTTTTCGGACGGCGTGATGGTTGCATATCGTAAGCCAAACACATCGATGAGCGCCCTGATGTATGAACCAGAAGGACTACAAGTGGCTGCTTATGCACTCACGGCACGTTCAATGCTCCAGTATGACTACATGGCCAGTAAGTGTGAGCAAGAACTCAAACAGCACCTGATTTATCTGTCAAAAATCAATCCAACGTCACCAAAAACATTGGAGATGACTGATGGTGCGGATCTATTCAATGAGTTGAGAGGACACGCTTTTTTGCATTATTACGAACGCAACAATCCGAAGCAGATCACACCAGAAAATAAACACTTCAGCATCACCAATCGCTGGGTAGAAACCTATACGAAGGATGAGGATACAGACTCAGAGTCAACACTTGTCGTTGATGTGAAGTTTTACGACTGGTCATTCTCGGTCACGTCAGTCGACGGAGTGAGTCCAGTTGAGAATGCCGAGCGCATTGTGTATGCCTGGGAAAGAATGCTTTGAGTTCTCAGGCAAGATTGAGCTGCGCGACTGAGTCGCAAGAACAGCAGGCGCTCATCACCTGGTGGCAGACCATGCGAATGCGTGTGCCTGCCATCGGGCGCTTGTTCGCGATTCCCAACGGCGGACAGCGTAGCATTGCTACTGCTAGTCGTCTGAAGGCTGAGGGCGTGCGAGCTGGCGTATGGGACCTGTGTATGCCGACTGAAAAAGGCATCCTCTGGATTGAGATGAAGGTCGGAAACAACAAGCTTACACAGGCACAGGTGGAATGGTGTCGGCAGGGGGCTGAGTCGGATGAATGGATGGTGGCTTACAACTGGCAGAGTGCCGCTTGGGCAATCCTCGAATACGTTGACAGCAACGATTTACATCCGACTGATGACACGATTTTGCAAAAGGCTATAGCCGATCTGGAGATGTACGTCCTGCGGGTACACGCAATAGTCGTGAGGCCTGATCGGTCGCTGGTTGACCTTCAGCAGATTCACAAGATTCCGTCTCCTGTCTACCAATCTGCTCTGCCATCATCCGCGCAAATGCCCCCGTATGCGGAGGCGCATCATTCCAGGTGCTGATGGCAGACCGCATATCACGTGCATTTGATAGACCATAACGAGCGACGAGCGCGAAAAAGACCAACCCGTCTAGATCGTGCTCGTCTTCGCTTTTGAGCCCTTGGCGCATGACGTACTTTGTGCACATCGCGATGGATGCCTGAAAAATAATCCCTTGTTGGTCCCACACATCGACAGGTTCAACGTCCATGTCGGTGTAATATCTTGGCTGAGTGGTCATGCCTAAGCATACCACTGGTGCAACGACACCACGCAGGAGGCTATATGGAAAGAGAAAGTCAAGCCGCGACATTTATGCGCTGGCTTATGCGACGCTACACATCCGGCTACATTGAAATCAGGATGTTGTGTCCTGGACAAGGACCGCAGCTCAGTTATCATCAAATCCCACAGACCGACGCAGGCTGGAGTGAGCTCGCACAAATGTGCATCACGCGCTCAGATCAGGGATGGGACGTGTACTGCGGTGTACTGCCACGCTGGGAGCGTTCGGGGCGCGATGCATCCGTTGATACAGCCGGCATGCTCTGGGCTGACATCGACGTCATCGGGTCAACAACCGTCGACGAGCTGCGCACAAAAGCGGAGGTTATCGTTTCAAGTGGCAAGGGTTATCACTTGTACCGGCGCCTTGCAGTATCAACGATTGGCACCAAGAAGACCGAGCAAGCAACCTTTGTGCGTGTCCTGCGCAGCTGGGCGGCTGGTGTGCATCAAGGCGTTGACATGGCGTCGACAAACGTGTCGCGCATCTTACGTGTGCCGGGCACAAAAAACTGGAAGGACCGCGAGCATCCGAAAGATGTAAGATTGATGCTCTATCCAGCTGATGCCGTCGAGGCGCAAAGCGATGATGGACACCCGTGGTCAAACACGTGGGTCGAATATCTCAACCTTGCGCGCCAGGGGATGCTTCCTGTATATGACAGCAACGCACTACTAGGCAAAACAAAGAGAGGAGGTAACTACTATACGTACGACATCGGGGGCTCAGTACTCGATGTAGAGTGGATGAGGCGGACATATCCAAGCATGAGCGAGCACGCATACGAGTGCGCGACATTGCTTGTACGGCATATCAGGAGGTTGAACGATGTTAGATAATGAGCAAGTCAATGAGCTTGCGGAGCTGTCGCTCGAGGATCTCGCGGCGATTTTACAAAGTGGTGACGAGAGGCGTGTCACTGCGGTGTTGTCATCAGGCAAGAGTACATGGTCGCAGGTTTTCCGCCCGCATGGCGAAGGCACGCGCAACGCTGGTCTGGTGGGTTACTGTGGATTCCTCCGCGCAAAGCGATTCGAGTATGACCATGCGCTTTACCATGCGCTGGTCTGGAACGATGCTTACTGCGTCCCACCTCTGCCACGTGATGAGGTCGAGCGGACCATTAGTAGGTTTTGGGTCACTTGGGCGCAAGGCACAATCCCTGACGCCACGCCAGGAATAACGCCAACTGGCGCATGGGAGATTTGGGATTGGGACCGGATGCTGACCGAGGAGCAAAATCTAGGCGCGCAACAGTGGCTCGTTGACAAGGTATTTGCAGTCGGTGGACTCCACTACTTATCAAGCCCACCGGGGACAGGCAAGACATGGGTGATGCTTGATCTCATGCGCGCAGCTCTTGATGGTGGTCAATGGCTCGGCGAGTTTGATATCCCGCAGACGCCAGTTATGTACATCGATGAGGAGATGGGCCTGCGTAAGCTCATGGGGCGACTCAGGAGGCTTGGGTTGAAGTCAGGTGCAGGTTTGACCTATACCAACCGCGTAGGCGTCCGTATGGACACGATGATTGACACCAAGCGCGTACTCGATCACTGCCAAGCCACGGGCACACGGCTGGTGCTGATTGACTCCCTGGTGCGAATCCACGGGCTTGATGAGTCCGACAACAGTCAGATGCGTATGCTTTTCGAGCGGTTCAAGTTTTTACTCGAGGCAGACATCGCCGTTGTGATTGCACACCATGACCGCAAGGGCGGCACAGCGGGCGGTATAGCGCACGAAGGCATGCGTGGTGCAGCGGAGATTGTTGCAGCTGCAGATGCCGCATACAGCCTCTCTCGTGTGGACAAGGGGCAATACCGCATCCAGACCACCAAAGGTCGCTTGGTGGGCGAGGATGAGGCCCTAGACGTGACGTTTGAAATCGCCGATGATGGCGGTCAAACACGCATCCGAACGGTTGATAAAGATGCGCGTGCAGCTGTCGCCGCAAAAGCCATACAAGACGAGCTGTTGGAAGCAATCGAGAACGGGCAAGGGCTTGGCATCAACATGTTGGCAAAGCAACTCGGAAAGCGCAAAGCAACGCTTCAGGACGTACTCCAGCAGATGCTCGGGGATGGGCTGATAACGTCTCAGCGAGGCCCAAATGCGTCCGTTTTGTATTACCCGCGAGGGCTGATTTAGGCGCCTCAAGTGGTTCCCACAAGTGGTTCCGCAAGTGGTTCCCCTTTAAGTATATAAATATGGGAACCACTTGTAAAAACCCCCCTTATAAATCCCCCCGTTTAGGCGGCCTACGGCACCGCCACTACAACCGCCTACGGCGGGGTTGGCATGTAGACAGTTAAACATCTTGGTGGTTAAAGAATGTTTGAAATGCGGTGGTCCTGGTACCCGCTCCCAGAGGTCGCGGTGTACCGAGACCACACGCAAGGTATGACAGAATCTCATTTGAGCCCTTGCGGTTTTATGCGGGTTTATGTTATAACCATGAGACCGGGCGAAAACCCGGTAAGGAGAATCAATAATGGCAGGGTTTTTTCAATCGACGGGATTCCGCCCAGACGCGGTACCCGCAACAGCTGGCACATACGTGTGCCGGTTGGCATCACTCAACATTGTCCAGCGCCCGAAGTATCAACAGCCTGGGGTTTTTGAAGATCAGTATGAGTTTGCATTCGAGACAACGCAGGTTGTCGACCGCAACGGCAATCCGTATAGATTCCGCAAGTGGACTGGCATGACATACGGTAGTGACCGTGCTCACCTCACCGCACTGATGGACACGATGCTCGGTCAGCGGTTTACATCACAGCAATGGTCACAGCTGAATGACCAGATTCTTTTTGGTGGTTCGTGGAATGTTACGGTTGACTGGGTGGCACCTCGCAACGAGAACAGCGAAGGGTCAAACGTCATTGTCTCGGTCTATCCGGCGACACCTGCTCCACAGCAAGCATACGCGGCGCAAGCACCACAGGCTCCAGTCGCTCAACAGGCAGGCTGGACGCAACAACCACCTGTACAGCCACAGCGACCACAGCAACCGCCACAGGCGCCACAGCAGGGTTATGTACAGCCAGCACCGCAACAGCGCGGACAAAGACAGGGTAAGCCTGCACAGGACGCGTTTGGCGAGATTGCTGATCCATTCGGCGAATAGGCGATAACGGCCCGGAGCAATCCGGGCCTTTTTAGCAGGAGACAAAAATGGCATTTGAAAATGAAAATGAAATCGGTATCAAACCGGTCACCGATTACACGCTGGAGGAGTTACAGCTCGCGTACGGGCGCATTCATCAGCAGATGGAACTGCTGACACTTAGATTCGACATGCTTCAAAAGATTGCTGAGGACAAGTACAAGGAGATGCTTGAGTCTGTCACTCTCGCGAAGGAAGAGGCGACGCTGGCAATCGCACTCACAAAGCAACAAATCATCGCTCGCGTAGAGCTGCTTGAAGCATCCAACATGACGCTTACTGACAATGTCGAGGAGGCGATGGCGAATGGCACGGACTAAGCGCGGGATGGCTTTCGAGCGTGTTATCCGTGTGCTAGCAGAAGGGCGTGCAATCCGTCGCATGGCGTGGCCTCCACGCGTGTGCCTACGACATCACGACGATGACATCTACATCGAGATTGGTGCACTGCCACGGCAGGTATGGCGACCACATGGATCCGATATCCTGGCGCGAGATGCGGATGGCCAGCTCGTGATCACCTCTGATTGGGAGGTGGTTGAATGATTACTATCCGTTCTCTGGGCGACATCAAGCGTGACCCAGCATCAGCGTCAAGAGCATCTTATGGTGGCAGTCGAAATAATAACTACTCATATGACTTTTGCAGGGATGCGATTGACGAAATGGCCAAACGTGTCAACGATGGAGACACATTGTCGAACGCGTCGCGCGATGTGCTAGGGCGTCAATCAGCAGTACATTACATGTATAGTCGATTCCCAGACCTCAAACGCAGATTTGATGATGCCATTAGTCGCGATTGGTCACACAAGGGGTCTGTACCCGATGCCGAAAAACTCGAGAGGGCAAAAGCATTCTGGGACCTCGTTGATGACGGCGCACCATGGTTTGAAGCTGCTAAGAAATCCAAATGTCCTACGTCTAACTATCAACGATGGATGCAAAACGTCGAAGGGTTTCAAGAGTATTGGGATTCACGGCGCGAACAGTTTCGCGTGGCGCGAGCTGAGAATCAGAGGTTGCGACGTCAAATGTCGAGAGAGGAAAAAGCAAACATGCAGACTGCGCCACGTGCAGGTGAGCCACCAGTCATCGAGACAATCAAGCCGGTGGAATCCTCGTCATTTGGCGCAGCTGTCATGATGATGAGATCTGGTGCCAAGATTCGGCGTAAGGGCTCGAGTACGGTTTACCAGGTTGTGCATGGGCGAGTGACTGAGATGCGCGTTGTGCTCAAAAAGACGCAGGTCGTTGGTCTCGCCTACTTCAATGGTCAGGATGTATTGGCGTTAGATTGGGAGGTCGCAAATGACGTTTGATGCAAATGCAATGAATGACATGATGTCTTGCAAAATGTCTGAGCAGGTAAGTATCACTAAGTGTATTGATGGCATGCAAGTACGAATCGCCATTACGGGCGACATTGAGCCCAATGTCTGGCTCAGTTGCAAAGGATACGCAATCCTGCACGTGCTTGCAATGGGTGGCAAGATTCGGTGTAAGCGATGGACGCAGGGATGTTATGTCTATATGGAGTCCGACGAGGATGGTGATGATGGCGAGATGTATTTGACATCACGTGGCACAGATGTGTTTTGCCACGACGTCCGTACACTTGGCGTTTTTATCCTGGACGACATCATCAACATGTTGCATTCGGATTCATTCGAGGTGATGCTTGATGGTGACAAGGCGCACTTTATCCTGAGATGCGCACAGGCATTCCATTTGCAATCAGAGAGCACAGAATGACAACGGCACTTATCGTGGTTGCATCAGCTGCTGTCATGATGCTGATGATTGGCGCATCAATCATTGGCTACTGCGCATATGTGTGTCGTGCTATTGAGTCGACCTATGAGACCGCAGGCGTGCGTGATGACATCGCTTGATATCTCTAAGTCATGGGAGGACAACGCTAAGCAGTTACGGCTGCTTGGCGTTGAGCCACTTAACATGCATGACTATTATCGCGACTATGCCAAACGTTACATGCGCTCCAAGCGGTGGAAAGAGACACGTGATCGCATCCTGGCTGTTACTGCTGGATGTTGCGCTCGGTGTGGTGCAAGCCGCGAACGATACAAGGTAGATGTGCATCACCTGACATACGCTCGCTTTGGTGCTGAGCTTGATGCAGATCTGTTGCCACTGTGCTATCGATGCCATGGCACAGTGCACTACGTACGCAACATGCGCCAGGATAAGGCACAATAAAGTCATGCAAGGTAAGCCAATCGACCCAGATATCGTTGTTGCAATTCAAGCTGCGCTCATCGCAGGACAGCGACAAGCAGACGTCGCGCGTCAGCATGGTCTGCCAGCATCAACCGTGATGCGCATCCGCAAGCGCATGACGGAAGAGCAAATGCAAGCGCTTGCAACAACTAAAGAACGCGAGCAGACGCAGCTGGATGACATGCTCGTTGAGCTGCTCGCTGACAACATCAAAGCTATGTCAGGCATAGCAAGGACCGCTCAGGATGCTCAGTACCGCCAAGGGCAAAACGCCGATGCCCTCGCTAAGCTCTATACAGCGATTGCAACTACGTCGCTTCAGATTCTCACCGCCGCAGCAGAGCCAACCGATAACTGACACTCGCGTTGCCGAGCTCGCTGGATATCAAGACTATCTGAGGCAGACACTCCCTCCCGGCTGGACAGCTGAAGCACGGCACATCAAAGCGATCTGCGAACACCTGGACGCAGTTCAACGTGGTGAGATTGACCGACTTGCAATCCACATGCCACCCAGACACGGCAAGACCGAAACCGGTACGGTGCGTTATGGCGCCTACTGCATGGAGATGGACCCGTACAGCAACTCTCTAGTCACTGCATACAACACCTCGATGGCACGGCGATTCAGTCGCAAGACACGCGCAATCGTCCGCGCCAGGACACCGTTGAGTAAAGACAACAGCGCACAGGACGAATGGTCAATGCCTGAAGGTGGCACATTTATGGCGAGGGGCGTCGGCTCACCTCCTACTGGCGTTGGATTCAAGCGCATCATCATCGATGACCCTATCAGGCGCCGCGAGGATGCTGAGTCTGAGGTATATCGAGAGAAGGCGTGGGACTGGTATACCGACGACCTATACACGCGCGTCGAGCCCGGCGGTGCAATCGTCATGATTTGTACTAGATGGCACCATGACGATATCGCAGCTCGTGCTGTTGCGAGTGAGCGCGGGCGGTGGACAGTACTCAACCTTGCCGCCATATGCGAGGATGCGACAGACAGCATCGGTCGTGTGATGGGCGATGCTCTGTGGCCAGAGCGCTACACTGTCGCGGATCTCGAGCGCATCAGGGATGTAATCAAACAGGACGGCGGTGAGTACGGATGGTCGAGCTTGTATCAGCAGAATCCAACACCGCGTACCGGGGCGTATATCAGGACTGACCGCATCGAGGTCATGACCGAGAGACCGCAACTCAAGAGTATGTGTCGTGCCTGGGACCTTGCATCTACAGCCGCCGGCGGTGACTACACATGTGGTCTTCTGATGGGCATCGATGACGATGGGTACACGTGGATACTTGATGCGGTAATCGGACAGTATGACCCCGATGAGCGCGACCGCATCATCAGGCAGACTGCCGTGCTCGATGGCGTTCGCGTACGCATCCGACTACCGCAGGATCCAGGACAAGCAGGCAAGTCGCAAAAGATACACTTGATGCGCTTGTTGCAGGGATATTCCGTAATCGTCGTGCCAGTAACCGGTGACAAGGTGGTGCGCTCTGAGCCTTTCGCCGCAGCTGTCGCAGGCGGTATGGTCCGCATAGTTCGTGGGGAGTGGACATCAAGCGTCATGGAGCAATGGCGACAGTTCCCAGTGGGCAAGCATGATGATGCCATCGATGCCGCTGCTGACGCATACACTGAGCTTACACATCGCAATCGGACATGGGGTGCGGTGTAGGTCATAATGTCGGTATGGCTAAGATCTCGATACTCGACCGCTTCCGCGCATTTGGTGCCAAGGCAGTAGAGTCAGTACCAATCGACACTCCACTCCCTGGACCATCGCAGACGCGTCAGAGTACTTGGGGCACTGGGTACGGGGATGGACAGTATCGCGCGCTCCTAAGTGTCAGGTTGCCGCAGAGCAATTCGGATTGGCGCAACATCGCTGGCGACCTGATGCTCAACTCCGTGGTCGCGATTGGCATCGATTGGTACATTCGCAACTTTGGGCAAGGCAAACTGCGCGTGATGCGTCCGACAGCCGATGGCATCGATGAGCCAGTACCAGACCATCCAATCCTTGCATTGCTCAAGGACCCTAACCCATACAGTCAGACTGTGCCTGGTGAGCTCTGGGATGACATGATCACCAACTACAAAGTGCAGGGGCTCGCGTACGTGATCAAAATGCGACAACCAAGCAACCGTATGCCAGGTGCGTTGCAATCCATCCCACCTGACATGATGGCACCTCAAACCGACAAGCAGGGGCGCATCATCAGTTATCGGTACACCGCATCCGGATACTCGCAGGACCTGCCCGTTGATGACGTCATACGCATCAAGTACGGACGTGACCCGGATGATTGGAAACTCGGACGGTCTCCTCTGACGTCTGTACTTGCTGAGATTGCAGCTGACAACATGGCGAGTCGTATGGGTTATGGTCTCGCGAGTTCCCCTGTGCCATCGTTCGTCGTTGGTCCGCCAGATGGCGACGCGGTGATGATTCAGCCAGAGGACGCACAGGTTACCAAGACTGCGCTACAGCAAAACTTCCGCGGTGATAAGTCCGGCGGAGTGGTTGTCATGCAACAGCCGTACAAGCTTGAGCGCGTTGCATGGTCGCCTAAAGATATGGCACTAGACGAGATCAGGCGCAAGCCAGAAGAGCGTATATGTGCAGCTCTCGGTCTCAATCCACTCGTGCTCCAATTAGGTAGTGGGCTCGAGCGCGCCACATACAGCAACCTTGACCAAGCGACCCGCAGTGCCTGGACCGATGGCATGATTCCTTTGTATGCCGCGTTTGCACGTGCTCTGGGCGCACAGCTCCTGCCGGACTTCCCGCAGACTCTCCCTGGTGATTACCTCGAGTGGGACACGAGCAACATCCCTGCGTTGCAGAGTGACCTCAATGAGGATGCCGAGCGTGCAGAGCGCCTTTATCGCGCAGGAATCATTGACCAGGCAAGCGCAAAGCGCATCACCGGCATCACGCCACAGCCAGAGGATGAGGGACGTTACTTCCCACAAGCTCAGCCAACGCCACTCATGGATGCAATGCCAGACGCTCCAACTGTTACGCGTACGCCTCAAGAGACTGCGGCGCTTGTCAATGCTGCCGGCATCTTGATTCGGTCAGGATTCGCGCCTGAGGCTGCGCTCAGCGCTGTTGGACTGAGCCCAATCCAGCACCTCGGATTACTCCCGGTAACAGTTCAGTCAGAAGCAAAAGCATTCAACCTCGATGGCGATGAGACTGGACTGAAGTACTATCCAACCGACAGCATGCGCAATGCGGCACGTAGAGCACTCGCATGGCGCGAAGCTGGCAACCGAGGCGGTACGCTCGTGGGTGTTCGACGTGCCAATCAGATTGTGGATGGTGGCAAGCTCAGCGAGGATGTCATCCTACGCATGCATAGTTATTTCTCAAGACACGAAGTAGACAAACAGGCAGAGGGATTCCACTCAGGTGAGCCCGGATTCCCGAGCCCGGGGCGCGTGGCATGGGACCTCTGGGGCGGAGACAGTGGACAGATCTGGGCGCGCAAGTTGGCACGTAAGATTGTTGATGGTGCTGATGAGACCAAGACAGCGACGCATCCGGTATACGGCTGGAGTCTAGATGCCGACACTCTATGAGGTCGCTGAGTTATATCGCCAGCGCTTGATGCGTCGTGAGACAGCTGTCGTACGCGAGATGCGAGATGCTTACGCCCGATCGATGGCAGACGTCAATCGCAAACTAGAGGCTGTCACAAAGGCAATCGAGGATGAGCTGGTCGACAATGGAGTGTTGGTGTCAGACCGACTAGACCTCCTCCAGATGTATCAGCAACGCCTTGAAGACCTTGCACAGCAGATGAGCGAGCAGGTCACAGAGTACGGCATCGATGCCGCCAAACGTGCGACAGCAGCTCAGCGTACCGGACTGCAGTTGGCACTAGATATGCAGACAGAGGGCGTGCGCCCGGGCATGGGATTGCCGTCGTCTGTCTCCATATCGAGCATGTACAACGTCATCGATGAGGAAGCGGTAGAGTTCGCGCTTGGCTTCGCGGCTGATGGCTCGCCACTTGCTGACCTTTACGCGACCATTGGTCCAGACATGTCACAGCGCGTTGCATCAGCGGTAGCGCAGGGATTCCATCCATACAAGCTGGCGCGCATTATCGCGGACACGTATGGCATACAGGCGATTGCACGAGCGGAGACCATCGCACGCACAGAGATGATTCGAGCAGCTCGTGAAGGCACGCGCGCATCGATGCTTGCCAACCAAGACATCATCAAGGGTTATCAGCGCGTGTGTGCTGGAGATCAGCGCGTATGTGTCGTGTGCTGGGCATTACACGGTCAGATATGGCCACTCGACAAACCGGTCGCATCGCATCCAAACTGCCGATGCGCCATCATCCCTGTGATGACGTCATACGAGGAGTTGACGGGTAAGCCTGGACAGATTCCATCACCACTGGCGCCAGATCGCGATGAGCTGTTTGACGCATTGACTCCAGACGAGCAACTCAATGTCTTGGGTCCAATGCGTTACCGCCTATGGCAGAGCGGTCTATCGTTGGAAAAAATGGGCAGGGTGCGTCAAGATGAAGCATGGGGACCGGTCGCCCAAATCATACCGGTGAGGGAGTTAGTGTAATGCCCGATTTAGTCTACATCGGTGATGAGGTCAAGAGTACGCCTGATGGGCGCGTACGTGGTTACCTGTTGCGCTTTGATGGCGCATCCGGAGCACACGACGTCACCGGAGATTTCTTCACCCCCGAAACCGACTTTGGTCGACCGATTGACAAGCTCAACGGCATGGCTATCAACCTGTATTACCATCATGGGTTTGACGAGTCCATCGGCAAAAAAGATATCGGATACGGCACAATCAACGTTGACGACAAAGGCATGTGGCTTGACGCGCAGCTCAAAATGTCCGAAGAGTACGCCGAAAAGATTGCACAACTGGTCAAGATGGGCAAGCTCGCATATTCCAGCGGTGCTGCATCGCACCTGGTTGAGCGCAAGCAGATGCCCGATGGTCGTTACATGGTCACTCGGTGGCCCATCGGTGAGGCATCCTTGACACCTACTCCCGCCGAACCGCGCAACTTTGTGAAGTCAATGATGGAACCGGAGAAGAAGGACGACGGCATGGAGATGGATGATGAATCCATGGACGTGCCAGATCTCACTGTTGGGACCGATGTGGCTGAGTATGTATCCGAGGTTTTCGCGGGCACGTCGCAAGACATGGTCACGCAAGCGTTGCACAGCTTGTGGTGCGTGCTTTGCGGTGGCATGCATGAGGTCTACGAGTCAGGCATGCCAGCAAAGGATTATGTGCCTGCACTGGTTGATGAGTTTGCACGCAAGGCAAAAGACCTTGTGATGGCAGTCGACACGCTGAGCGAGGACGAGCTCAAGTCACTGCAGAGTATCGGACGCAAGGCTAACCGCCCGACGTCCGTAAGAGATGTGGAAGGGCGCCTGCGGGATGCACTGCGCCTGTCACGGGAGGAGGCAAAGCGCCTCTCTCCAACCGTCTGGGAGTCGATGCGGGATGCCTCGACAGATGACGCAATCAAGTCAACGCCTGCCGCCGAGGTTGTTACCACGGATGCACCGACCGCCACACCGGCATTCGACAGACTCGCGATTATGCGCGAGCTGTTTGGGAGGGACTAATGTCCAAGATTGAAAGATTCATCCAGGAAGAGGCACAGTTCAAAGCTGCGCTCCTCGAGGCAATCAATGCGCCTCATCCTGACGACGCTGAAGTAAACCGCCTGCATGCTGCCTACAAGTCCACGGTTGATCGCCTTGAGATTGCTCGCTCGCTCATCAACACCAACAAGGAGCCAGAGGTAAAGGCATGGGAGCGCGGTAACTACGGTCCATTGCCATTCGAGGGTGCTACCCGTTCCGAAAAGGCATTCAATGCCTACAAGATGGGATGCTTTGTCCTCGGCATGTCTGGTAATGACACGGCTGCTCGATGGTGCCAAGAACACATGGGTGTTGACGTCAAGTCCATCAAGGCTATGACCGAGACCACTCCTGGCGCTGGTGGATACGCTGTCCCTGCGATTGTTCAGGACACGCTCATCTATCTGCGTGAAAAAGCATCCGTCATGCGCAACTACAGCCGCGTGTGGCCAATGAAGAGCAACATCCTCAACGTGCCAATCTTGTCCGGATCTGTTACGGCTAACTGGTACTCTGATGCAGCTGCAATCACGCCATCCGATGGCACGCTGACCAACGCTCAGTTGACGGCGAAGAAGCTCGCCGCTCTGACTGTTATCTCGTCCGAACTTGACGAGGATGCAGTCGTCGCGATTGGCTCGTATGTCGCAGCTGACATGGCTAACAAGCTTGGCCACGAAGAAGACCGCGTCTGTTTCAACGGCAAGGGTGTGGCTGGTGACGGTGGCATCACTGGTGTCATGCAGTACATCTATGCTTTGTCTGGTACCAAGGCTAACATCAGTTCGCTCGTACTTGCACCTCTAGGTTCGGTTACAACTCCTGCATCGATGACACTTGCCACATGGCAAGCAGGTCAAGGTAAGTTGCCTGTGTACGCACAAGATACAGCAGCCTGGTACATGCACAAAACCCTGTTCTTCACCTACGTTGCAGACAAGCTTTTGTCTGCTGGTGGGCAGAACTACAACTCCCTTGCCGTTGGTGCTGGTCGTGACCCAGAGTTCCTCGGCTACCCTGTGCGCTTTGTCCAGGATATGCCACAGACACTCACCATCAATGAGCCATTTGCAATCTTTGGTGCACTTGATAAGGGTACGGCTTTCGGCGACAAGCGCGGACTCAACGTCCAGACGTCGTACGAGCGTTACTTTGATCAGGATGCTGTTGCAATCCGTGCAACCGAACGCTTCGGATTCTCCGGAGCAATCGACCCTGGTACCGTTGCTGCACCTGGATCTCAGGCACCTGGTTCTGTCATCGTCTTTGCCGCCCAAGGTAGCTAATACTTTCGGGTTGTACACTCACGGGGAGTGGGGCAGCTGCTCCACTCCCTTATTGTTTTTGGAGGCATCAATGACTCGCGCACAAGCATTATCAGAGGTTGCTCTAAACTGCGCATCAGACCAGTACCCACAACTTGACAGCACTGATCTGGCGGCACTCGTTGACAAGTGGGAAAGTTACACCGTATGGACGGCAAGCACGGCATATGCAGTCGGCGACCGCATTGTGCCGACAACGCCAAACGGCAGGCTTTATCAAGTCATCATCGCTGGTACATCAGACACCACCGAGCCAGACTGGCCTGAATACACAACGTATCCATACTACGCAATGAGTGATGGTCAGGACCTCACGTGGGAGGATATCGGCCCAGCAAGCCCTAAGCGCTGGGACATCATGAGCGCGAGTCGTGAGGGATGGTTACTCAAGGCATCACGCGCGACTGGCCTCGTCAATGTCACTGATGGCGCAGTCAATGCACAGATGGGCGAGCTGCAAGCTAAGTGCATCAAGCAAGCCAGCCGCTTTGTGCGGATGGGTGTACTGTGATACCTCAAGGATTGCTCGGTAACTTACGAGCTGGCATCGCCAACTACATCGGATCCGACAGCGTCGACATCTATCGATGGATTCCAGATAACGACGGTTTGGGAGGCGTTGTCGCGGTATGGCGCAAACTATCTACCATCAAAGCGACACTGCGCGCAGGCGCCGACATTGAGGTTGTGACAGCTGACGCAATGCAACCGGAGGGCGCATGGGTGTTGACGTGTCCGTATGGGACAGATATCGAGGTCGAGGACCGCGTGTACCGCCCAGGACAGACACCCTATGCGGGGTCAGAGTACTGGGAGGTCGAGGGTGAAGACCAAGGACATAGTGACGCCGTGACACTAACCATCAATTTGCGTCATCATGTCAATGGATAATCAACGCAGGCGCCGAGGGTATCAATGGGCATACGGGGTCATAATGACGGCATGGACAACCATCAGACAATCAACGTCCAGCAGGTAATCGCTGGCTTTATCGGCGCAGTGATTATGGTGTTGAGGTCACCGGCTGAGCGATCTGTCGGCACCAACATTGCGAGTGTCATCGCCGGCACTGCTAGTGCGACGTACCTCACTCCGCTCCTGGGGAAAATGCTCAATCAGTCTGACCCTAACTATCTGTTGGGTTTTGCATTCTTGTTAGGCGTCCTTGGTTTGAGGGGCATTGAAATGATTGCTGATTGGCTAGGTCTTGACGGTAAACAAGCACCAAAGGTAGCGCGCGAAGGAGTCAAAAAGTGAACAGTATCAGCATCAAACGGTTGGTCGTAGTTGTTGTCGTGGCTTTTGTAGCTGCATTCACCAGTGTTTTCGGTGATGGCATCCGTACTGCACAAGCGCAGGATGTCGCCGAGCTTGGCGCAGTGATGGCACTCTACGGGAGCAAGGCGGTAGCGGCTGGTGTCTCCGCTGCGGTGAGTAGTGTGCTGGCGTTCCTCACGATGCCTTTCAAGGGGACGGGTATCAATGCGCTGAAGGTGGGCAGATGAACTTCCAGAACTATAGGCTCGAATCTAACCCAAACAGCCCCGGTGATTGGATTGTATTTGGTGACATCTACGATAACGACGGCAACCTTATTGGCACGTTTGGTGAAAACGGCACGTCTGTTTTTGGTTGGTGGGTCACGCAGGATCCTATCTTTCAGCAGACATATTCAAATCAATTTGCGGTGATTATGGCTCAAGAAATTGTGGCAGGAACAGCTGAATAATGCCTACTTATTATGTAAGACCTGACGGTAACGATATCAACACTGGTACAGGACCCAGCACAAATCAAGCGTGGCAAACAATAACTAAGGCTATTGGAGCTGCTGGTATTGCACCTGGCGATACTTTGTACATCGCTCCCGGTGTATATCGTGGAACCTTTACAGCAGGATTTACAAATCCTGTTAACTCCGGGCAGAGGATCACAATTAGCGGTGACCCAACTGCCGCACAATTTACTGGTGTGGCAGCCGGAGATGTAATCATTACAAATTATACTTCAGACACAAGTGCGCCGGGTGGTGCTATAACGCTGACTATTGCAAAAGACTACATAACATTTACAAAAATTCGTGTACAAGGTTATAACAATTCTACTAACGGTACAGACGTTATATTTTCTGGTGGTCAACAGATAGTTACTAATTGTGTATTTGAGTCGCTATACCAAACTGCAAATAACACAAACTATGCAATTAATTTTGGAATACCTCAATCTATACCGGGGCTGACAGTAAGTAATAATTTTATTCGTGGTGGAATGGCTGTTGGAGGAACTGCGAACTATACAACTCATACAGATATGAATGTTCGCATATTTTCAAATACCATAATAAGTACTAAAGGGGTTGTAGGCTACGGAGTTGGGTCGTATCAAACAGATGGTTTCCAAGGTGGTATCCGAGTTTACAATAATGTAATTATTGCAACAGGAGCAGGATGGACTAATAGCTTTGGGAATATGTCATCTGTATTTAAATGTCAGATATATAACAATGTAATTTATTCTGCTGGTACAGCGATAGCAAATCACTCCGCAGCAACTATTGAAGAAAATTATAATTACCTAATAGCACCAGCAGCAAGGGTAGGATGTAACGCTGGAGCAAATACCATAGTCAATGGTCGAGTAGTTTTAGATCACGATTACAGTAGGTTAGTAGGTGCTAACATCTTCCCGACATTTGCACCGGCTATAGGTAGCCCAACAAGAAGCGCTGGAACTAATAGTCTAGCATCAGTATCTGATATGTTTGGTGTATCTTGGCTCAATGCAACTACACCGACAATAGGTGGTATTGAATATTCAAATGTAAGCGGTACAGGTGCATATAATCCGACAGAACGCAACTCTAGCGCGATTACCATTGCTCCCGGAAGTACATCACAAAGTATTGAACTGTACTTAGGTGTAACAGGAATAACAGCCTCCTCTATTGGATTATCAGCCCGCTACAACCGCACTAGGACTGCATCTGTATCTATCCCTCTAGTAGCCCGTACCATCGGTCAGGCGTGGACTGCTGGTGGCTTTGCCGAGGTAGACGCTACCAACATGCCGGGAGTCTACAGATTGGACCTGCCTGATGCTGCTTTGGCTGCTGGTGCTGATGACGTGACTATCGTAGTCAGAGGTGCGTCTGGTACTAACGGTGCGGTCATGACGGTCAAACTGAGCAGTGGTGGCTTGACATCAGCACAAACGGCATCTGCTGTCTGGGGTGCTTCACCTGCTGGATACAACGATGCAACAACCTTTGGCGGTGTGGTCAATCAAATCGATAGTCTAGTAAATGGGATTGACACGCAGGTGCAGGACATTCCTTCAAACGTGTGGGAAGAGCTTACAGCCAATCATGATACTCACGGATCGTTTGGATGGAACATCCTGCGTGCAGATCAGGCGAGTAAAGAAGGGTTGGTCACACTGCATCAAAGCGGAGGCGTAAGCCGTGTTGACGCAGACGTACACGCCATTGCGAATGATACGGATGCAGCGAGTGAACTCAAGGGCGCTCTCTTGCACAACGGCACAGATTACATCAGTGCAGATCTGCTAGTGCCAGTAACTTCAGCAACTACACTACGCATGGGGCCATACCTCGTCAAGCCTGACGGTGGCGGTGCTGACGGCGCACTCGACATCAATCAGGGCACCGCGGGCAACATTGTTGTGCAGCTCGTCGACGCGACAGGCGCAGGCATCAATCAGACGGCATCGACAGTCCAGGCTAAGGTGTACAACGCCGGCGGAACACTGGTGGCAACGTACACATGTACCGCAGAGTATGCCACTGATGGATGGCTAGCAATACCGCTGACAACGACGGTATCCGGCACAGCTGGCACATACACGGTCACACTGTGGAGTACAGTGGGCGCGACGGTTACTGTCTACGGACCACTGTCGATGAGAGTGAGGGCTATATAGTGACGACGCTACTTAAGATGTACGAGGACCCCGACACAGCCACGCACATTGGCGCATGGGTCGGCGATTTCCATCCATACAATCTTGCGCTCGTGGATGCTCAGTGGAGCGCGGTAGACATCACTACAGGCACTCTCGCGGTGACATTTACTGATGATGTGACTGGACTACCGTACACATTCCCGTCCGGTACAGCTGCGCTCGTCAAAAAGTGGTCGACTGAGGGACTTGTCGAGCTGACGTTACCATCCGCTCTGCCGACTGCCGGCATCGTGCGCGTGACAGTGAGCCTCACAAACGGTGCCATTGTTCGGCGCTTTGGTCCACTGATACTTACGGTATTTGCTCCATGAGCGATTACAAGCTGACACTCAAAGTCGACATGAGCGGACTTGACCGCAAGGTTATCGCCATCGATCGCTTGAGCAGGGCAATCAGAGATACTGCCTGGAGAGCATCAGGGTTTGCCGTGCAATCGATGACAGGCGTAAAAAGCGGTCGTGCTTACAATGTCTCGCGTGGTGGCACTCCGATTATCCACATCGCATCCGCGCCAGGTGAAGCGCCTGCGCGCCTCACTGGCAAGCTTGCAAACAGCATCAAGCCTAAGCCAGGCAAGGACATGTGGGAGTATCGTGTCGGCACCGCATCCGAGTATGCGCAAATCCTTGAGGTTAAGCGCAATCGTCCGTTCTTGATTCCTGCAGGACAAAAAGCATTTGAGGGTCTCATCACGGTAGCAAGGAGTATTGTCAATGGCAGCTGACGTCCTACAGGTTGACGAGTGGGTCACTGAGACACTACGAGCTGATGCCACTCTACAAGACCTCCTTGCCATCGATGGAAGGGCGCCTAACTATCAGCTTGGTGTATACGCCAATGTCGCTCCGGAAAAAGACCCTACGAGTCGCAAGTCAGTGATGGTGCCTTTTGTCATCGTCAAGCGTGACAGCGGGTCTACACAAGAGCAGGTGTCTATTGGCGGTCAGCGTGCCATTGTCAAGCACATTGTGTCTGTCGTTGTCTGGGACATTCACACTGGCACAGCGAGTTATTCTCGCACCAAGGCAGTAGCAGATCGTGTAGACGCTCTACTGCAAAACACATCGTTTGTTATCGCTGATGGGCAAGGGTGGTCAACACGTTACGCGTCCGACACCATCATTGACCCACAGCCCGACGGACGTATCAACTGTGGCATCATGCAAGCCTACAGCGTCACAATAGCGGAGTAAGGACCCCCGAATCATGGCAAAACTCATTGCAAAAAACTGCACCGTAAAGTATTCAATTGGCACAGCGATTGTCGATGGGACAGCTGCTACACTCGCGACAGCCGTCACACCGGCAACTGAAATGCGCGCGTTCGCAAAGTCGGTCACTCAGTCAGTAACGGTCAACACCATCAACTTGACGGCTTTGGGTGATGTGTGGGAGCAAAAGATGCCGACGACATTCGCCGGTTCAATCACACTCGAGTTGTACGTCGATGGTACGCGTGTGACGACATCGAGCATGATTGGCTTCCCGATGAAAATCACGGTCGACGTTGACGGTGCTGGTGGTGCAACATCCGAGACATGGGTCGGGATGATTGCCGATTGTGGCTGGGGCACTCAGAGTGAGACCGAGCAGACGGAAAGTATTACCATCAACCTCGGTGTGGCTGGACAGACAACCTGGAGTAGCTAGTGGCATTATCTGACCTCAAGCGCGCAAAGGCGCCTGCGCCAAAAGACAACCTTGTCATCGACCTGTCGCAGTTTATGCCGGACAAATCGCCGGCATCGATTGTGTTTCGCGAGCCAACTGGTGCAGATCTATTCAAGGCATATCAACCACCGACGATTGCAGAAAAGGTCAAGTATCCAGACTACGATGACGACCTCATCAAGCTTTTGCGGCTGATGGCAATCTGCTATGTTGCAACCGATGGCGATGAGGGTAAGTACAATGTTTTCGAGGCGCTTGGAGATTTAGCCAGGGAGAACAAACTTATGTACTTGTATATCCATGGGACCTTCAATAGCGCCTATCAGCTCGACCTGTCAGTACTAGCAGACGAAGTCCCAAACGACTAGGGGCGGTGCAACAACAGGTACTGGAAACAACGGTGTCCTGGTTGCATCGCCACCCATCCGAAGTCGACCTCACGCTCACTGAGCTTGGCGAGGTGTATTACGTCGGGCAGATGTGGCAAAAGGTTATCCATGACGTAGCGGAGGCAATCATCCGTACGATTGCGAGGAGCGGTATCTGATGCCACTAGGACTATTTGAAATCATCTTCCGGGCGTCCGGTGCAAACAAAGTCAAAGATGACATCAAGGACATCAAGGACGAGGCATCGAGCGCCGCACCTGCGGTCGAGCAACTTGCCGGCACGATGGCGAAACTCGGCAAAGTCGGTGCGACATTTGGTGCGCTTGGTGGGTTGGTTGCTTTTGGCAAGTCTGCCCTCACGGCCAGTGGTGATGCTCAGGAACTAAACACGCGGCTTGAGGGTGTTACAGGCTCAGCCGAAGAAGCTGCGCGCATCATGGCTAAAGTCCGCGAGGTTGCTGGACCATCGCCGTTTACAACAAAGCAACTCGCAAATGCAGCTGTTGGCCTGCAAGCAATGGGCATCAATGCTCAAAAAGCACTCCCGAAACTCGCGGATCTTGGCGCGGCTTTTGGTGCCGACGAGGAACACTTGCGCTCATTGGTCAACATGATGGGCAAAATCAATCAGGGCATGATGCCTGATGCCGAGACCCTCTCCATGTTTGGATTGAGCAAAAAGGACTTTGCAAGCCAGGGAGTTACATTCGATAAAAACGGTGCGCTCTTGAGCTCAGCGACAGAGACACTTGACGCGCTATTCAAAATCATCGACAAAAAGTACAACGGAATGACTGCGCGCATGGCAAAAAATACCAACGCTCAGATGGCAAGCATTGTCGACAGTTTTACTAAGATGATGGAATCAGTTGGCGATATTTTTGCGGCTGGACTATCCCTAGTGGCCCCTGCCATTATGGATGGTTTTGGGAAGATTACTAAGTTTTTCGACTCTGTATCGGTCGACGGAAGTAGCGCGCAGACAATACTAAAAGGTGTAGCAGCGGCGCTGGGTGCGATTACAGCAATCAAGATTGTCGAGGGCATCATGACGCTTGGCAAGGCGTTGTCAGGCCTTGCTAACATGCTGAAGCTTGTCGCGGCTGGAGAGTTGCTTGTGGCTGGTGCAGCTGGTCCAGCCGGTCTTGCAAAAGCACTTGCCGGCCTTGCTGGTGCTGGGCTTGCAATCTGGGGGATGGATGCCCTATTCAATGAGCTGGAAAACAAATCCAAAAACAAAAACAAAAGTGGCACAGGGTCCCTAGTTGCTCCCGAAACCAAGGATTTGATGACAGGTGCCACTGGTGGTACGACTAGTACGTCGAGTGGGCATGGTGGACTCATTGGTACCATGGCGCGCGTTGGCATTGGCATGTCAAAGGTTGGTGAGTTTCGCGAGGAGTTTGGCAAGAACATGGCGGATTCCCTGGCGCAGATTGCCAAGAACACCGGCACGACAAACGACCTACTTGACTTACGCAAGCAGACCTTTGGCGGTGGTGCGCTAGGACGTCTTGGTGCAACAGCCGTTGAGATGCGCGAGGCAAACGGAGGCGGTGGTCTCGCTGCAGGCACTGGTAGGATTCCTAACACATTGATTCCATACAACATCGATCTCGAGCGCGGTGTCAAAAAGATATTCGCCGCCGAGTATAGAACGCAGGCTGTCAACCTGATGAGGCGCATCTAATGCCAGCATACAAATGGCCAGTACTCGTTGAGGTGGATTGCCCGGAACCACGCGCGGCAAAATCGCGTTTGGTGATCGGTGCCGACGGTACATCATGGGACCGAGCGACATCGAGCGACCAAGCGTGGTTCGACTCTGTGACAGGGTCTGCGATGCTCTTGCCCATGTGTTATGACGGAGCATTTGACACGACATTCTCCGGCATCTACTCACGACTACAGCTGACCGACATGGAGACGCCATTCGGTGGCACGTGGCGACAATACCAGGTGCGCGGTGCTGGCGACTATTGGTGCAGTCAAGAGGACACCGCAACCGCATACAGCATCCGTACCGCTACATCATGGGGCGCCAATACTGGATGGTGTCTCGGAATGTACCATGGCAACTTGCCAACAAAAGCGAAGCGCATGGTGCTTGCCGTTGCTTTTGCGCCTACGGCCACAATGAGTATGAGTCCGCTATACTTGCGGTTCTTCTCCGATGGGTCATTGCAGATATTCAAAAACGGTGTACTGAAGGGACAGTACGACCAAGAGGACACGAACAAAACCGCAGGGCGCCTTGTCAATGGTCTGACGCCTATGGGTAACCAGTACCATTCGGTGGTACTCATTCCGCACAAGCGTCGCGAGCTGCTCGTGCAGACGAGCTGGGGCCTGAATATCAGTCATCTGTTTGAGGACCTGAGTCAAGACAGTACAAGCAATGTCATCATCCCTGCCGGCAAGCTTCAAGTGCAGGATGCAGTATCTCGGCAGTTCCTGCAGTTTGCGCCTATCCGCTTTGTACCTAGCGCGGCGATATACAGCAAGCCAATAAAGCTGCGCTACGCTCCCCCGGTGGGGGCGACTTTCACGGCGCGTGTTATCCAGGACAAGGTCGGGCAGTTTACTGGTGGCTCAGCAGTTACTGCATCAGTCGTCAATACCGACCTGACGCCATACTCCGCAGATGGTGTCATCGATACTGTGCGCATCAAGGTGGCGATGACATCAAGTGACAACCTCGAATCCCCAGGAGTTGCACTCGGTGAGGCTTGGTATCAACCGGCTCAGAGCACCACGGCAGATGACCCAGTAGATATCACTGGACTATACGAGTCGCTGTCAATCAGTGTGGACGAGACATCGAGGGCGACACTGCACATGACAGCGCGTCGGCAACGATTGCTCGATGCCGGAGTACAACAACCACAGATCACAAGCGATAGACCTATCCGCGTGGCGATTGGGAGCTCGACAACACCGACGTCGTACATCGATATCTTTCGCGGGTCATTGACACCTCCGCAGATTCAGTACGAGCGCAGATGGACACAGAGTCACGATGTGCTGGTGTTTGAGGGGCAAGACCGTACCCGAGACCTCGAGCTCACGATGTACCAAGACGGCATCGTATACGACGGCATGACCATGCAGTCCGCAGTGTCTGACATGATTCAGACCGCTGGGTTCCTGGCATCCGATTTGATATGGCAGGACACAAGCGGATTCACACTGCCTAGGTCGGCAGACATTGCGCGTGGTTATTCAACCGTTGTGCCTCAGCGTGGCGAGTACGTGGCGACCTTACTGAGCAAGGTCAAGAATGACTATGCTGCAACGTGGATAACCGGCTGGAGTCCAACAACGACTGGCTACAAGTATCAGTGGTCAAACCCATCGGACATGTCAAGCACCCCTGTGATGACCATGTACAACTCGCGCCAGGACGCAATCACGGCTGGCGTATCGAGCGACCTTGCACCACATCGAGTCATCTTCAAAATGTCGGCGCACTATGAGTCACCAGAGGCGAATCAAATCATCGTGCTAGGGCAAGACCCGCGCAATGGAGACCTGATCTATAGTTACAATGCCGACGGTGCGAGCGCTGACCCAACAACAGCCCCCGCATCGAGGCCGTATAACTGGCGCGGGCGGACCGTGTCCTACATCTTGAGTGAGCCAGCAATCACGAGCGATGCAGCTGCGATACAGGCGAAAAATGTTGTGTCCACCCGCTTGATGACCGGTCGCATCCTCCTTGAGTTTACGAGCGATTTTCTCGTACTTGAGACAACACAGCGCCCGCTATGGGTGCGAGACGTTATACAAATCATGATGCCTGGTGGCACCACCATTCGTGGCATATACCGGATCATCGCCATCCCGCAGATTGAGTTTGGGTTTGAGCCTACTGATGCCGGTGACAAGCGCGTCATACGAACCGCCACGTATCGTTGCTTGTATCTAGGTGATGGTGGCGAATAGTGGCATACATTGACGGTACGCGCACATCGACTCTTGGCATGGATTACACTGAGGGCGTAACTGTTCGCATTTGGAATCCATACGCTTTGGTGCCACCGGATGTTGATTGGCAATCAATGGCAACTGATTTCAACTTTGGCGGACACCTTGGATTCAGTGCATCACTTGCAATTCAGACTAGTACAACAGGCACTGCACCAGGGGCGCCGTGGTCATGGCAACTCAAAGCGCACATCATTGTCAATAATGGGCATGGGTCTAGTTCTACTGGTGATGTTGTTTTGGCATCCGGTACAGAGTCTGGAGCAACGCTCTACAAGGACGTAAGCACAACGTGTGCTGGTACTTTTTCCGCTAGTGTTTCCACTGATAAGTTATGGGCCATCACAGAGACTGCATATTCGAGCACGTCGGCACCTACGAGGTGCCCACCAACGACCGCATATCGTTGGTATGAAATGACAACATCGGGCGCAACAGCGAGCTGTTCGCTGACGGCAAATAGCGGTGGAGTTTCAGTCAGTGCAGCTGCAATAAGCAGACAGACTGCAAACTATAAAGCAACACTTGGAGCATCAGGTTATAGTGTTGGGCCAGCGACGCATTCGTTTGGTGTATCAAATGTCAAAGTCAATGGCATATCCGTCCATGACATCACGCATTCTCATACTTGGTATGCGCAGTCGGCAACCGAATGGTCATACAGCCTAACCGGTGACATCGATGCATTTGGTATTTATCAAGGTGCGAGCGGGACTATCTCGACTACGTCATGTCTTGACCGTCAATGTGCGATAAGTGGAGTCATACGTGCATGGGATGGTGCATATCCTGACTCACTAAACATCACGATTCAAGGCTTCGATGGTTCATCGCGTACTGTAGGCGCCACTGGCGGTGCATGGTCTGGATCTGACACGTTCGTTGATTACTCTACGACGACGACTCTAACTGACCCAACCGAGGGAAGCAACGCACTCACCACCTCTGCGTATGACGTCCCTGCAAGTATCAGTGCAAGTATCGTTGGCGCAAGCTTGACGACCAACGGAGACAGCCCGACTGACACACGCGTGCTCTTCCGTGGTTGGCGTTTTGCTGGTTGGTCACTGACTATGGCATCCACCTATGCCGTATCAGGCACAGGCAATGACCGAGCATTTGCACCACGGCAAGGGTTATCTACATATAGATATCTTGATGTGCAAGTCAAGGCACAGACTACCGCTCCTGCATCCGGTGTCATAGAGGTTACTGACTACAAAGGCACTACCAAGACATATAACGTCACTGCAACGGCAACCACATACAACACCGTAACCGTCGACCTCTGCTCGCCTGCGTCGTGGTCAGTCAGCGCACTACCATCGACTGATGGTAAGGATGACCCGTATCCGCGCGTAAACACTGGAAGCACATCGTATGCCGGCTCAGAGAGCACTGACAGTGCCTACTGGGGGATTACATCAACGAGTCGCGTGCGAGTGTTATCAGGCGCAATCGACATCGGTACAACCACTCTAAAAGCAACGCTCACCGATCACACTTATGTACCGAGCAGTATGACTTATGCTCCCGAGCGTGTGACGCCTGCCATCGTGTCAGGCGATGGCACAACCACTTGGTATTACACCAGGAGATTCTGGCAACTCGACAACGACGGACGCACCGAAGAAGAGGGCGACATCTGGTGGCAGAAGACGGTTGGTGGCATCACTGGCGTGACATCGTATGCAGTACAGCTGTTGACCATCAGTGAACTAGCAACACAGGTAGGCATCAGTGATGCGGGAGTAGTTAGGCATCCGGGATGCACTGCAACATCAACTGTGCCATTCCCTGGCGCGGGTACATGTAGTGTCAGTCAACCGCCACTGCGCGACTGCTACCTCAATGGCACGACTGGGTATGCAGTATGGCTATACGGTGGTGGAGCACTGGCATCACCGAACACACCAAGCGGTACACAATGGGCATATCCGCACAAAGTCGGTGCAGGCGCCGTGACAGCACAGACGCAGTTTGACAGTATCAACGGCGACTTTCCTCCGGATCTGTTCGACCCCTTTGACATCAACGGCGGTACAGATGGCGCACTCTACCTTGCTGGTGCAAGTCTCCTGCGCGGTATCGGTCATGGGTTTGGCTTGACCAATGCCGGCGCTCCGCTGACAACGGCTACATACAATCTCTTGTTGACGTCGACATCGGCTAACAGAGGAACTGATAGCACAATCGATGCAGCAGGTCGATACTACACCGGCGTACCGTGGGGTCTAGGCGAGAGTAACCATCAACTGCAGCTGTCGACATCGAGCATCGGTATCAATCCGTTACGGACTAGCAAGCGACACAAGGGTGTTTTCCGTGATGTCACTCTAGGCGGTGCTTGTACAGCCGCCGATGTTGCTGGAGACCAGACTGCAACTTATGGCGTCATCGATGCCAGTAACAACGTTCAGCTCTATCATGCAACCGGACCAAGTGGGACCAACTGGGTCAACTACACACCAGGCATTACTGACGCAGTATGTCTCAGCCTTGCGTACAACCGCGCGATGGGCGACATACTCATTATCGACGTTGACCACACCGACGGTACATGCAAGCGGTACCAGAGTACGGACAGGGGGCTAACAGTATCAGTGGCTACAACTCTCGGCACGGGCGCACATGCCGCCGTATGCGTCAACAGCAATGGCATCGAGTATCACTTTTGGCGCACAAGCGCAGGTGCAATCCAACGGCTCAAGCGAGACCCGCAAGGTAATACAATCCTGGCTGCGTCTAACGTCGTGGCATCTGGGGTTGGTGATGATGAGATTGCGGCGTTCTTCCGGCTCGGCATCGTGTACATAATCTACACGTCAACGGCAGGGGCAATAACTATGGTGAGCTCAACCGATGATGCAACCACATTCAGTTAAGTAAAAACCCCACCGAGAAAGGCGGCTCGGTGGGGATTGAAGGAATCAACTTGTTCGGCAGGAGGTCGTTGATACATGGAGTATACCCGATGAGACAAATTGCACTATTACATGCTGACTTAGCACACGCGAATGTCGGCGTCACAGAGGTCGGCGACAATCGCGGCAAGGCCGTCGAAGCTTATCAGCGCAGCTGCATCCCGCCTGTACTCCCTGGTGGGGCATGGTGCGCCTGCCACGTTCGATTCCGGATGAAACAAGCATCGACACAGCTTGGCACAAAATACGATGAGACTTTCCCGCGATCTGGTTGGTGCCCTGACTATTCACGGTGGTACAAGGCAAATGATCTCTGGATACCCGCTCAGTCAATCATCGCTGGGACAACCATCAAGCGTCCCCGCAAAGGCGATCATGCGTTGTTCTACTTCCGCCAGCTCGGACGCATTGCGCACATCGGCATCGTTTGGTCAGCCGACGAGAATGGCGTGTGGACAGTCGAGGGCAATACATCGCCAGAGCCAGAGCGCCCAGGAGATGTTGAGCGCGATGGTGATGGAATCTACCTCAAGCGCCGTGAGTGGCACGAGCTTGGAATGTTCGGTGGGTTCGGCATGCTCAACATGTGATATATTTCCTGCGTCGGATGGGTTGGGTTTGCAACGTACCCAGTCTGTCCGCACCATTGTCTGTTACTCATGTGCATGGTGTTTCCCGCAGACAAAACGAAAACACCCCGGAGCTCTTGAAATAAGCCACCGGGGTGTTTTTGCGTGCGTTTGCGTGCAGTTACGTGCGCGCTTATTTTTCCTTGCGCCAGATCCGCACAATCTTATGTACTGCCCCATCACGTCCGATGTGGCTTGCGATCTCGTATTGAGGTGTATCGCCATCATGCAGAGGCAACACAAAGATGTTGCCCGGGTCCACGTCAAGAGCTTTTGCGATATCTCCAACCGAGCCCGTTTTCACGAGCTCGTCGAGTTTCGTATCCTTAGCCATCAAAACCTCCGTTATCCTGGTCCAAAACTACGGATGGGTGCGCTTGGTACCTGAGCGCTCCGTTGTGGACGAGGAGCCTGCCCCACAGGCTCGCCGTCAGTATCCTCATCAGGAGTCAATGCCAGTATGGCACCAAGCGTGTAACGCCTGCCATATGTCATGATTGACCCAGACTCCTGTGGGTTGACCTCACGGAGCGGGAGTGTGAGCTCAGACTCAATCCACTCGCCACTGTCGGCGTGCGTGATACGTGACCAGACAGTGATTGCCATGACAGTCTGAGCAACGGGGACGCGTGGCATACCTGGTGCGTCTCTCGTCGCATACTCGACATTGAGTGTATGTAGTGGTCGTGCACCCTGAGTAAGCACACATCGACCATCCGTCAAGATTGGTCGTACGAAATCAACCATGGTTTGGAGAGTGACATACTTAGACTTCGCAAAAGGGTTTGCGCCATCTTTTGGCAGTGCCGAAACCTTGCTCTGAACATAGAGCAACGCGGGCATGATTGAGGTGATTGTCTCACTTGTTAGCATCTTGTGTGCCTCCAATCCAGAGAGCTGCAGATTCCATGCCTGCATCACGTAGGGAGCATACGCATAGTGACATCCAGTTACTGTATCTAGAATCGAGGATTGTGCGCGCAGAGAGACCAAAGACACCTGAAAGGCTGACCAGTGTCGGCATAATCACGCGCAGTGCAGCATCACATACATCTGGATCTGCGTTATGCATCGCAGTGATGCGCTTGCGCAGGAGGTCAACGATTGGCATCGTGCGCCACTGGACATCATTGACCCAGCGCAACTTTTCACGACTCGCGCAAAGCGGTGTCGTGTACTTCACATCGAGCAACTGCATCGCACGTGCATATGACGATGTGACCTTGCGCGTCGTCGAGTAGTTTGTGGCGCCACAAGCACTGCAAGATTGCGTCAGTGCAGATGCAGTGACCTTCAGTTCAGCGGCGTACCCAGCCTGCGAATACGCGAAAGTGTGGGTTTCAGTGTGCCCACATCTATACCTGATTTCGGTTTTTTTACCGTCCGTTATATTCATATCAACAACCATCCTTCATGCCAGAATATAACACATTGTCGTATAACTTGCTATGTTGTGTTATAGTGACGGCATGAAAGAACTGACACAGCAAGAGATTGCCGACAAGCTCGGAGTATCGCAAGCATTGGTGTCCCGCTGGTTATCCGGTCGACATGCACCACGCAGGGCGACGGTACAGCAACTCGCACAAGTGTTCGACTGCGACGTAATACGGATGTATGAGTATCTGCTTGATAGGCGTATCGCGTACATTCGCAAGATATCGGAATAGGTAAGAAGAAGGAATCAAAAGGCAATGGTAAAGACAAAACGACAACTGACATGTCAGTTATGCTCATGCATCAGAACGGTAACGACAGACCCATCAAGCGGGAATATCTGGCTATGCTCGTGTGGCCATATCAACTCCCTGCGCATATCTGACTTGTACGTCGATTACATGGTGCCTCGCAAAAAAGAGCGCAGGCATCCACTTGTTACGGTTGCGATGGTGCTTGCAGCTCTCTCTGTTGCATATCTCCTGGCGCAGGATCTCCGCAACAGTTGGCAACGTGAGCAGGTATTCCGAGCGCGTGTGGCGGCTCAAGACTTGGTCGGTCACACTCCCGATTAGGATGCGCATCAAGTCATGGAGGCAATATGCACGCCTACCA